CTACCTGTTTTTTTTAAATGGCTTTCTTTTAAAAAGTCTCAAAACCCGCGAAAAGCCTTGTAAAACACTGGTTTTCCCAGCATTTACAAGGCTTTTCATAAGAAGCAGATAACGGGAATCGAACCCGTCAAAGTAAAAACTCACAAACCCGCAAAAACGCTGAAATGTAGCATTTATGCGGGTTTGCGGGTTATAACTATTTATTGCTTGCTCTATAAATATATCACAAATAATACATTTTTGCGTTCTATGCAACACGAAATGCAACACGACTACTGCAATGGAAACTTCATTAATTATAAGCAACATTCAAATTCATATTTTTTCCTTTCTAAAACTGTGTTAATAGTTACTATTTTATTGAGTTTTCTCAATAAAATTCTTTATTGCATCAGAAATAAAACTATTTATAGATGAATAGCCTAATGCCTCTACTTTTTGCTTAATCTGCTCTTTTTCTCCTTTTTTAACAACGTAATTAATCCGATCATACGCTTTCTGGTTGTACCTGTTCTTAACTTCTGCAGATGTTTTGCTCATAACTCCTCCTTACTATTCTTAGCGGATATACCACTGCTTTGTATGTTGTCTTTCTTTGTTTTCATCACTCGTTCCCACTCTTCTGGATGTGTCTTTTGGAACCACTCCATAAAAGCCCCGTGTTTCTCTTTTTCTGCCCGCTCTCTGGCTTTTATAGCATCCTGGATATCCTCATATAGTCCCAAATGGTATAAATACCCTTTAAACTGTATATAAGCCTCCCATTTTTGCCGCCTTTTATTAAACGATACACCGACATGCCCAGACGTATTGTTGCTCTGCTTTGTGTAAAGCAATGAATTAATTCGTGTACCGTCCACCTGGTCGGTGATCGCGTTCGGGGTAAATTTACTAAATTCACACCCGCAAGACTTTGTTGTCCCGTAAGTAAGGCTTCCACCTCTAACCGTTTTAATTCTTCCACAATCGCAACGGCATTTCCACATGGAACACTTTTGTTCTTCGTCCAACCCTGCATATGCTATAACTGTTAGCTTACCAAAGCGTTTTCCTGTCAAATCCAAACGCTTGCTACAGCCGCATGATTTAGTATTTCCACTGATCAATGAGTCCAAACGGTACTCTTTAACCGTCCCGCAGTCACATTTTGCTATAACCCTTTGCAACTCTCGGGGTTTTCTTGGGCGAAACTCGGTTATTGTGAGCTTACCGAATTTCTGCCCTACATACGGAGCGCTTGGAGCAGGATCTTGATTTTTTTGTGCTACAAAACTTTTTCCGTCCTCATATCGCTGATAAAGTAGATCCACCAAATTAGCTAACTCTTCCCCGCGTAGTTTATTACGTAAATCCATTGGAATTAACTCATAATTAGTATTAAAAACTTCATCTTTTTTTCCAATCCTGCTTATTTTTTTTACCAGATTGCGTTTGCTAAATTTTAACGGTTCTTCTTTAATGTCAAAAGTATCGCATATTCTTTTTATTTGTTCATCGTTTAATAGGCGCGTTCCTTGCTCAGCTAACACGATATGCCAACGGTTCAATCCAGCCTGCTTTGCAAATTCCTTTTGTGTGAGCCCTACTCCTTCGCGTAGCTCTTTTAGCTTTTCTCCCGCTTCAATCGCTCCGTCGTCGTTTAATGGTATAGTCGGACCCCCACCTTCAAACATCTCTCCAGTTCCTTCTATCAACCAATCTATTCGCACATTAAAAATATCGCATATGTTAGCAATTTCACCTTCTTTTAATTGCTTTTTCCCAGTTTCAATCCACGATACATAATATATCTGGATTCCCAATTTGCTAGCCATTTCTGCTTGGCTTAATCCAAGCTTTTTCCGCAATATTTTTAGTCTTTTTCTGATATTCACATTGCTTATACTTTCATTTTTGCAAACAACGGAACGTTTTGGATCATTGACTTCATAAGGCTTTGGAACGCTGTTATTCTCTTCATCATCTTTATCAAACATATTTCCATAACCTGTAGTCAGCCACCTTTTGCTTATACCATGAGTGCAGCAAATCTTATCTACAATTTTATCAGATGGGGTATTATAACCCATCTCTATAAAATTTACATAGCTCATTGAAATTCCGACAGAATCAGCAAATTTTTTCTGCGACAAGTGTAACGCTTTTCGCATCTCCTTGAATCGATATCTCATAAAATTTCAACTCCCAATTTTTCAGCGGCCTGGAATGCGACCTGTTCAAAGGTCTCACCGTCTGCGGCTTCCCACTCAGCTGTCATGTCAGCTAACTCGCATAACTCAGCAAGCTGGTCAAGGTCCCATTCCTGGCTTTTTCTAATTTCTGCTGCTAATTCCTGTGCTCTGTTCATCATATTTTTACCCTCCGTAATCTATTCTTCCTTAACTGTCTTTAGTATAGCATACTTGTGCAAGTATGTCAAGGGCGTTATACTTTTTTTTACTAAAAAGGCAGCCTTTTCAGACTGCCTTTTCTTCTTAATTTCTTTTATTGTTTCTACCACCCCAAAAAGTACAGAAAATGAGTGCTATTTGGCAATGCCTGGATAATGAAGGACCCCGTCCTGATCAGGAGTAAGTACTACTGGTTCAGTTGCCATGCGACCGTCCTGATTCAGGTAGTACCACTTGCCATTGATTGTCTGTAAGCCCTTTAGCATAGCACCGTCGGAGCCGAGATAGTACCAAGACCCTTTGTATTGATACCAGACATCATGAACCATCATGCCGGCACCGTCGAACCAGTACCAGAGTTCTCCGTCTTTGTACCAGTCATTGGAAACATACTTCCCAGATCCGTCTTTTAAATAGAAGCGCCAGCCGCCATTTTCCTGCTGCCAGCCTGTCTTTACCTGCTCAGGTATCCAAGTCTTCATGAACTGTTCGGGAGTTTTAAACTGTTGGATGAGTGGCGTTGGTGTACTTCCCCAGTCAGGCAGATACAGATGTGGTTTGTCTACAATGCTGGACCAGTCACCTCCCCAGGCAAGCCCAAGTTTTTTGCCAATCTCTGCAGCGCGTTTGAAATGGCCTTTACTGTCATTATAGGCATCATCTGAAATTTTACCATCTCCGTCCACATCCATTTTCAGGTAAAAGTCAAAGGCAATTCCCCACTGGTGCTGTGACTTGTAGGAACTGCCTTTTGCATTGGTTACGATATTGCCCGGTTTAGTGCGCCCCTGAGCATACAGGGCATCCTGTTCTGCTGCAGTACGAAGGGTCTCGCTGATGGCTACGGTAATACCTTCTACTGCGCAGGCTTTGATCCAAGCAGCAGCTATCTTCTGTAAACGCGGATGGCATAAAGTAATGTCTCTCATAATTTCGCCTTTCTGTTGCACCGATGCAACTTAGTATTTTTCTCCCGTCAACTCTTGATACTCTTCTTCTGTCAGTTTACCAGCCTGTACCAAAGTTCTAAGTCTGTCTTTGTCCCAGTATTCTGGATAATATTTTTCGGCCATTTTCTTTACGCTTAACATATGCGCTCCTCCTTATAAATCGGTTCCTGTCATTACGGCTAAAAAGTCTATGTCAGCCCTGTTGTGCTTCACCTGCTCTGCCACGCCTGGCTGGGAGAGGATCAGTGTCACAGCTCTGCCTGTTACAGCTTCAGTTTTTACGCTGCCGTCATCGTTATACGTTGTAGGCTGTATCTGTGCATTGTCATTTACACTCTTCGGATTGTCCAAAACAGTATAGCCATCATACACGGCTAATGTCTCCCCAGTGCTATTGATGATTTTTATCTGATCTGTGCTGGCAGTGTTAGAAAAGATGGCGATCAGATCTTCAAGGTTGTCAGCCGACAAAAATGTCAGCTTAAGGCTGTCACTAAACGCATCAAGCCCGTTTACTACTAAATCAAATTCTTTTTCATTTTTTAACTTGATTTTTTCGTTCATTCTTTTTTCCTTTCTTTTTCTTTTGTTTTTTTTACTTAATATATGCGATTTTTCTGTTTCTATTACTCAACTAAATAGTAATTTTTTAACTGTAGAGTATAATAGCATAATAACCATATCAACCCTAAAAACATGGACAGAAAGCTCGTATGAAATCACATCTCCACCTGTAGGTTTTTCATTTAATGATATTGTTTCCATAACAGCATTTAGCCAAAAAGATCATTGGGAGAAATGGCTACGTCTTGTTGTAAACCAACAGGCGGCAGGAAGAGGAGTGTTGGCAATCATAGGTTATGGTATAAATAGAACTGGTCAAATTCCAATAACTATACGTGTTTGTTACAAAAAATGATCATTAGACACCAATAGCAACCCATTGAATACCTTCTGATGGATTTTTCGATATAGAGCTAATGGTAGAGCCGTCTATATTAATTGCTCTTCCAGACAATTTACAGCCATTAAAAGTAATAGAATGTGCAGTTGCTACATGAAAATAAGTGCCGCTCATCGTTGCAGGTATATTGCAAAAAACTTGCACCCATTGGGTATAAGATTTTTCAAAAGTTATTGATATTGAAAAATCATCTGTTGAATTATAATCGTACCCATGTCCATGTTGTATGAGTAAGCCTGTAGGCGAAGGTAAATTACTATTTAGTTGAGTAATGCTCTGGTTCATGGCGTAGGCCAGCGCCGCAGAAACACCTTTAGTCGCGTCATTAGTCTGCACACTTACCAGATCGCTGATCTTAAGTAGCTTAGTGGCAGCCTGATCTACTACCCAGTCTATCAAATCCTGTGCAGAAACTGTACCGCCCACTTCTCCCAGCACTCCGCTGGTATCCTCTGCCTGCACTGATGCCAGGGCTGTAGGGTTAAAGCCTTTAGCCATCAGCTGATAATTAATATGATCATCTGTAGGTGTGATACCTTGTACAGTCTTCAAGGTAATATATGTACTGTTTTCATACATTACCATTGTAAGTTGTTCATATGCTGTTTCCGGATTGTATTCTCCACCATTGGTAAGCATCCACTTACCAAGATCTGTTGTGCTTGCCACTATGCCACCTCCACTAATACATGGTTATTTTCAACTTTAACTGTTACTGTTTTTCCTTGTTTGCACATCAAATGCCCTGTTGATGCATCCAGATAAAACTCCGGTAAGATCAGATTTGCATAGGTCCCAGCCTTTTCAGCTTCTTCTTTCGCCTTTTCGCTATAATATTTGCTGTTGTCAGTATCTTCCCCTGTTCTGGAACCAGTACCACCCACAGCATAGCTTATAGATGATTTATTATATGCCTCTGCCTCTTGCGCTGCTGTCTGAGCATCAAGCATATACTGCCGTAAAGTCTTCTGCAATGTAGGCTCCAGCTTATCTGCTGTAATGGATCCGTCTACTACATTGGCTGATATGGTTGTCCCGTCCAACTTCATGGCAACCGTTGCTGTACTGGAAACGTTATAAACAAAACGCTGGAAGCTGATCTTCTTTGTAGTTCCGTCCTGCTGAACCAATACAAGATTATCATCTTCGTCCAGATCAAGCTTTGTCGGCATCATCTCAATTGGAAAATCTACCGTTTCTACAGTGCCGTCTTTATGCGTTACTGTTACAATCCAGGTCTTTGTATCTACTTCCCAGCCTGTTATGAATTTGGTGGCTTCTGATACCTCCAATTTGTCCTGAGAAAGCCCCAAAATGTACTGAGCACATTGCAGGATACCATTATCCATATGCCGCAGATTCGTCTTTCCCACCGGTGTAGATGTATCCGGATAGTTCACCCACCCTACTATGGCATAAAATAAATCACTCAGTTTCATTCTGCTCTTCCTTTCCAGTATGCTTCGGTTTTTCCGGGACTTCTTTTACAACTCCAGTATCAATGATATTAGCAGCCCGTGCCATAAGTTTTATATTTTCAAGCCCGGTTACAGTCATTGCATTAAGCAACGCCGTCAACAGCTGAATATCTTCTTTTTTGTACTCCACCTTAGCCATGATCAACCTCCACTTTCCGCAGAATATACTGCAATGCCTTTACTATCACCGGGATGTAATTTATGTACGGGATGGAATAGTATTTACCATTTTTAGTATACAATGGCATTTTCGTGCCCAGATCTGCACACATTTTCTTTACTTCCTGTGCGATAAATCCCAGGCTTTCCGCATCGTTTACATTCAGTGCATAGGCTACCGGCCGTAGCCCTTTTATCACTTCTACAGCAAGCTTTTCATGAACATCTCTGATGTCATGCTTTAATCTTTTGTCTGACCAGGTTTCCCCGGCCATTGATGAATAAACGCTTACACAGCTTATTCGATTAGCATCGATATTTTGGCAGTTAATCGCTCCTGAAAAATCCGCTCCTGAATTAAATACCGCATTACCTCCAACTTCCAGATGGTTTGTGTAAATCGTACTCGCACCGATGGAACTTGTATTTGCAGTTCCATCAATTTCTGCACCGGTAATCTTCAGTTTTCCATTTGCCAATATAATACTTCCATCATTGGTTTTAAAACTGTTCGCCACCACATCACCTGTAAATGATCCGCTGCTTGCTGTCAGTTTACCGTCTGCCGTCATAGAGGAATATGTAGAACTCCAGCTAAAACGATTCCCTTTTATGCTGATCCCACCGGTTTCCACCGAAAGCTGATTTGATACGTCTCCCTGGCTGACTTTCAGTTCAATCTTATTACTGACTACGTTAATAGCTGATCTCAGTTCTGCTTCCTGACCGGTAGCTCTCGTAACTTCCAGGGAAATCTGATTAGCCATCTGGGTAAACTTGGAATTGGTTCCCTCTTCCAGATTGGTAAGTTCATTTGATATTTCTTCTACAGATCGCTTAAGGATAGCAGATAAGCCTTTTATCTGTATCAATTCACTTTCAATGCTAAAAGGTCTTGATAATTCCTGGCTTCCAGTGCTTTCATAGCTGTCCATAGCTCCCTGAATACCTGTAAAGGTTCTTTTCATCACAAGGGTATTAACTATCCCGTCTGTAGTCTCCAGACTGATCCTATCCCCTATTTCAATCCACGGGGACCCGTTTGTAGATATGGTTGCGGGCTGGTATTCCAGACCGTTTACGACGTTTTTAATGTTATTGGCAATTCCTATCATCTCTGATGTGGTCTTGCCATATACCAGCATGTTTCCTTCAATGATATACACATTCTGACCGTTTCCTGTGCTGGTTCCGCCTATGTCCCCTTCTTCCTGACGGATCTGTACGGTATCTATATCCGGAACTGTATACTCTTCACTCTCGGCATTCTGATAAATTGTGATCCGAGCGGATATATCCTCTTTTCCCGGAAGTGCGATATACCGCAGTTCCCCGTTCTTATTGATGTTTCCAAATACTCCATTGATCTGGCAGATCTGCTGCAGTACTTCCCGCCCTTTCAAAGCTGTAGGATTTATGGTCTTTTCTACCTGCATTTCATCATTAACAAGAACTGCATTTTCTTCCCGCACACCTACAAATGAACAGAGTGATTTACGAAATGCTTTTAATGTCATTGGAAAACTCAATGCATTATACCAACCGGACACATCTACATCAAAACGCTGCATCCTGTCATAGGCTATTATCTTTCTGGTATTCTTGTCTTCCTGCTTGGGTGTAGACTCTACTTTAAATAAGCCCAGGACCATGTTATAGCCACCAAATGACTCTATAGCCATAAATTCCCGACCTGAAATACTCTGGGTCAGTCCCGTTACTGTAATTTCAAACTGAGCTGCCTCACACGATCCAAAGCTTAGATCTTCGTCTGAACACAGGCTTTCTGTTATAGCAAGGGAATCTGTTACTATCTGATCATCTCCTATGGAAAAATCCACAGCATCCGCAGACATTTCAGACGGATATAAATCCTCTGAAGGATACAGTGTTTCAGATGGGTACAGAGCATGATATTCTTCTTTAAAAAAAGTCAGCTTAAGACTTTTTCCACCATATTCGTTAAACAGGTCTTTATAAACCTGATCGATCTCTATCATCTGCTCCACTCCTTAATACTGGATCATTTCAATGGTTACTTTCTCATAGTACATTTCACCAGTGTCATTGTCTGCTATGTGGTCAATAGCAAACTCTGTATCTGGGATATAAAAAGAACCGGTGCCATATACACATGTATCTAAATTCCAGTAGGTCACTCTGTACTTCTTTTGGGTAGCATCCTGCAGGCCATTGGCCTTAATAGAATTAAACAGATCCTTTTCCCTCTGGGATAATGGTCTCAATTCCAGATTAAGAGTCGTTTTGAAATTAGGAGATGTCACCCTCTGCAAGGACTCATTATTATCTCGCCAAGCCTTTTTCTCTATTCGCTGGTCCGGTGTTGACCTGTACCGGGTAAGGAAACTGTTTGGGAGCTGTGTGTTCCCAAACATTACCAGATAACCTCTATAGTCTTTCTGCATGCCTTACCTCCTACACTAAGACAGGATTTTTTCCCGTCCTTTTCTTTTCCTGACGGACAAATTTAACCGTAGATGCACCCATTTCTTTGCCGTCCAGATAAATGTATCCTACTATATCACCACCACCCAGGCCACCAGCTTCCTGAAGTGCCTCTTTTAGTGCCTGTTTCATGGTTGACAGCGGAGAGACAACCTCTGTTTCTTTCTTGTTATCTCCCAAGATTGCAGCAAATTCACCAGCACGAGGCGGAACCACTGTACCAGAAGCAAGGCGGGGAAGTCTGACTTCCTGAAGCTGGAACCCAAAAGTCTTTCCACCAATCTCCGGGATCCAGTCAGGCACATCAAAACTGACCCTATTCAATGCTCTGACAATATAATTCACTGCATTCTCTGCAATGGATACAATGCCATTGAAAACACCTTTAAAGATATCCTTAATACCTTCCCAGGCTTTTCCCCAATCTCCGGAGAATGTTACATTGATAAATGTTATGAGGCCGTTTACTGCCTGTTTGAGGCTTTCTATGACCTCATTCAAGCTGGGAAGCATATCTGTGATACCCTTTTTCAATCCTTCAATCAGATATCCGCCCATTTCTGCCATGACAGTTGACGGGCTATGTATACCAAATGCATCTTTAAAGCCATTTAAGAACGGCTGGAATACATGTTCTTTGATCCAAGTCCCTATGTCCTTAACTGCATCTATGATACCATTAAGGATACCTGCACCCCAGTCTCCACCAGCCTGCTTTGCGTACTCTGTAAAGTAGCTATTCATGCTCTCTATAGAGTCATGGAACAGACCATAAAGGAACTCGCCTAATGATGCAAGGGCCGCTCCTAACCCATAAAACAGGCTAGCAGCAATTCCTGCATAGTCTATAGTGGCAAGTCCCTCGGCTATCTTTTCACCGGCCTCTTGCCAGTCTGTTTCTATCAATGCCGCACTGATACCATCACATATACCTTTTGCAAGCCTGCTTATAGCTTGTGCGTAGCTTTTAAGGTCAATATTTGCAATAGCTCCATTAATGCCTTTTCCCAAGGCAGTTCCCGCTTTAGACCAGTCAAAGGTTGTTACAAAGCCTAATAACATTTGAAATACAATATTAAACTTTGCCACAAACAGCTTTCCCAGGTTTTCCCAGTTTACTTCATCAATAAAGCCGTTAAAGCCCTCTGCAATCTTGCTTCCAAGTTGTACCCAGTCAATACCATCAACCAGAAGATTTAATGTATTCACAAGGGTATTTAAACCAGCGCCTACCGTCCTTCCCATTAAGTCCCAGTCAATATTTTTGACCAGGCTGTTAAAGGTCTGTGTAAAGGCATTTACAAAGGCTGTGATCTTTGGTCCTACATGATCCCAGTTAATAGCATCATAGACCTTCTGAAGACCTGTATTGATTCCCTGAGCCATGTACGCACCTAATCCGGGCCAATCCTGTGCTTTGATCAGGCTGCGGATCTTATCGGCCATGCCCTTGATCGAACTTTCAATAGGTGTAGTCTCAAACATCTGGGGCGGGGATACACCGCCGCCTCCACCGCTTCCGGAAGAAGAATCTGCCTTCTTAACATTTAATTTGTCGAATGCGGCCAGTTCTCCCTCTGCTTCCTTGGCAGCACTTCCAGTCTTTTTCAGGGACTTAGCATAATCCTGCTGTACCTTTGTAGCTTTAACTACTGTGCTTTTTCCGGTCAGTGCTGACATAAACTGAGCAATGGCCGTTACTGCGGTATTAAGCAGTCCGATCAGGTAATTAAGCGCTGGAGCTACTGCAGATAATATGGGCGCAAATGCTGTTGCAAAACTATTCTTAAGCTGTGTCATGGAAGACATCAGACTGGAAATATCTTTATTGGTTGATCCAGAATATTGCGCCAGGTTCTTAAAACCTTCAGCAACGGCACTTCTCATCTTGCCGAACAGTGCATACAATGTCCGGATACCTAAGCCATACTTAACCAGATTTTTCAGGCTTAATGTAGTCTTATTCGCAGATTTATGGATTCCAAACATACCGGCAGTCATCTTTACAAGCCCGTTTAAGATCGGCTTACCTACCAGTTTTCCCAGGCTTACAGATGCCTTTGCCGCCAAGGAGGCTATGTTTTTAATTCCTTTTGCTGCTGTTTTCAGTATCCCGCCAGACAGCATTTTGACACCTGAGCCCAGAGACTGGAATCCCTGTTTAACTCTGTCAAGTGTTCCTCCATAATCTGAAGTTTCTCCTTTTGCCGCTGCCAGACTTCCGCCATATTCCTGTATCTTCTGTTTAAGAGCCATAAAGGACGTATTCACCCGGTTATTAACATCAGCAAGCTTCTGTTGCTCTGTTTCAAGCTGTGCTGCTGTCTTTTGTGCCTCTGCCGTATTGGATCCGGTTTTAAAAGCACCTCCGCTGTTTTCAAGGGCCTGCTTCTCAGCAGTAGCATATTCCAGAGTTTTAACCAGCTGATCAGCGTCATACTGCATTCTGGCATAGGCTTTACTGTTGGTCTTTCCACCTGTATTTATGAATTTTTCCTGGCGTTCATTTAATGCTGAGAGTTTCTTTTCCGTCTCTGCTATCTGCTTCTGGATCTCTGCATATTCTTCAGTAGGGATCTTCTGGGAGTTAAATTCTTCTATTTTCTTTTTCAGGGCTTCAACCCGTTTTTCCTGTGCTGCATACTGGGCATTTACCTTTGAAAAGGAATCCAACTGTTTCTGAAGCGCTATCTTAGATTTATCTCCAATATCACCGACTGTCTTTGCCATGCGTTTGGCAGCAAGTTCTATATCTTTAGATCCGGCTTTAAAGCCATCTTCTGAAATTGTGGTATCAATCAGTATTGTTCCGTCTGCCTGCACGCTCATGCCTCCTTACAGCCACTTTTCAAGGCTTGCAATTTCCCGTTTCTGCTCTTCACTCTGGACTGCCGGCAGCTTAACCAGGTCCAGATTTTCCTTTTCAAATTCCTTCTCCCATTTTTCCAGTTTTTTATGTCTTGCTTTCTTCTGCCTGATCGATAACACCTGGGAAAAGAGACCGTCTTCCACTTCCATGAAATATCCCAGGAATGTCCACCAGTGCATGTATTTCTCTGCACGAAGTTCTTTGCCAGCCACTTTATTAACAGCTGGCATAATGATAGCTGCATCATGCTGCCAGTCAATGACCTTTTTCTGTGGTCTTCGCTTATCATTCAGACCACCATCTATAAAATCAGCGGCCTTTTTGCATGCCTCTTCATAGCAGTGTACAGGGATTGTATCCGAATCCACATACAGGATCTGATACATGGCATCCTGCTTTTCATAATCATTCAGATCCGGATCCTCGCAGGCTATGAGAATATCCAGTATGACCCGAAAGTCCGACTGGATATTGTAATCAATGCCTTCGATATTTATTACTTTTGGAAGATTATAACCTATCATTTCTTATACTTGTCCGTGTACTTCTTTACCTTTGCACTAGTCTTCCGTACTCTAACATCCAGCTCTTTTTCAATGAATCCTGCAACAACGCTTAACACATATTCACATAAAAGAGTTCCGTCTGGACGTGGGGTAAATGGATTAGCTCCGGCAAACAGAGCTTCTGATGCATTGGTATTTAACAGATAATCAAACTGCTCTTTTACTTTATCTGAGATGGCATACATCTTATCAATGTCTTCCCCTTCTGGAAGCTGTATTTTCTCAAATTCTGCTGCCACTTTCTCATAGCGTTTTACTATATCCAGATCCGCAGGGTTCCAGTAAAATCCGCCTGTCACATTTCCTTTGCTGTCAACAATATCGATCCACTCCCGGTTATCCAGTACCAACTGCTTTCCCATTTAAATCTCCTTTAACCTAAATCTGATGGTGTGAATGTTTTCTTGCTTACATCCCATGTACCTTTAACCCTGTTTCCAGCTTTGTACACAGTAAATGGAGTCTGTATGCCGGATGTATCGCCGCCTACACTGTTCGGGATTAAGTAAACATCTTCTCTATAAGCCCATACTGCAGTAGGCGCAGCATCCTCGGTTAATCCTGGCTTTAACAGCACATCAACCATAGTGGTCTTGCACTTATCGCCTGTGGCTCTTGTATTGGCCAGATCCATGATCTTGTTGCTAAGGGTATCGTCATAATCTTCGTAGTAAAAAGGATCTACATCTGACTGTACTTCATAGCCTGAGTGCTGCACTGACTGTTCGCCTAAGATGTTTTTAGTAACCTCAACATCAGGGTTCAGCTCTTCATTGTACTCTTCCAGGTTTTTTCCGATTCTTACATAAGTCGGAGTTGATGTGCTAAAGGCTGCGTCAATGTAATGCGCCAAGTACTTACGTTCAATCATGCTATCATTTCCTTTCTATGGTTAAAATTCTATGTCATTTGTATACTGAACTGTTACCGGCAGTACCCAATCCTGTACTGCGTTTTCATTTGGCTCCAGTCCGTATGAGTTATCGCGAGTGATTCGTTTTATAACCCGGCCTTCTGACAATGCCGGGAAAGTCGTAAGACGCGTTTGAGCACCATTTATTACTACCGGTTCATGGCACAGCCACTTCCCAAGAGTGTCGAGGAACTCTTGGGCGCTAAGCTTTAGCCTCTCTTTATTTGAGGCCGTCCGGTATACAACATAAAACGGGTACTGGCACTTTTGATGCCTGCCGCCGCATACGTCTTCAGTTTCGGCGTACACCAATGCGCCGTTATCAGCCGAAAAGGCTAATCCAGAGTCTTTAGTAAGCTCTTCAAATTTAATGATTTCACCATCCTTAAGACCTGGATATTGATTTAAAAGCGATTTAACGGCACGTGTCAAAATCTCATACCCGCTGGCATCCATGCCGATTGGCTTACTATCCATGTTTTCCTCCTCCGGCTATGCGTTTAACGTCTTTAATCCATGTCTTTCCGTCCGCTTCTTTTGCAGCATCAAACCAGTGATCTTGCGCTTTAGGATGTGCCTGATGCGTGTAAGATATGTTTTCTCGATCATTTGTCTTGCCAGTGTATTCACTCACAAGCACCTTCCGCGCTCCACGCCTCGCCCGAGGTGATCCGGTCTTTTCGTCAACCATGACTTTACCCTCGTACAGGTATCTGCCTTGTGGTCCATAAGCAGCAAATACTTTTCCTGTTCCCTGTTCCGCAGCACTAGCGGCTCTGGTTGTGTTTATAAAGCTGCCTGTAACCATTGGCATAAAGGGTACCATGCTATTCATTACAGCACCGTCAAGCTGGTATTGTGCCCGCTTGTATTGCGTTTCAAAACGGTCATATCCTATCTTTACGTGTACATCCCCATCAACAACGGAAAAACCCTTAAAATGTCGTGTCTTTGAGCTCATTTACTTACCTAAAATTTCAAAATGAGGGATAACGGTATACGGACCACCTACACTGGTTATCTTGTAAACATTGTCGCGGTTGCTGTTCATGTACTGGTAAAAACCATTGCGGTAGTCACCCTCAGTAACCATGCCGCCAGTCCATTCACCCTGCCAGAAAAAATCCTCTGGCCCGAAGGTGATGCTGTCCGGAAGTTCATCATTGACCTGCGCCGCCCATGCTTTCGGAGTCATCCACGGCACCGCTGCACCGTCTGACCGCTGCACCATCACCTTGTCTCCGTCTGGGGCGTAAGCAATATGCAGCGCGGCATTGTCGGTACTGTCTGGGCCATACTTTTTCAGTATTGCGCCGTGGTCGGTTATCAGGTCAACTCCGGATAAAACATGAGGATACCAGTACGCATCTCCTGTTGTGGCTGATTCGTAATAATTGAAAAGTGTTATAATTTTGCTATAGATATATCTCACCTCGCATTTACGGGAGTTGAAACTGCGTCCACATCGCTCCAACCACGATATCTTCTCTTGGTTATAGTGTTATAGGAAATCCCGGTTATTTCACTCCATTCTGTTAATGTATGTGTTTCCCCATTTACAGTAACGTAAACATTGCCTCTTTTATTGTTGGCTTGCTGTTTCAAAGTTGCCCATCTACAATTTTCAGGACAATAATTTCCATCCACGTTTACTCTATCTATAGTAAGATTTTCAGCATATCCATTTCCTAATGCCCATTCCTTAAAATCAAGGAATGACTTTTCCCATTCTTCGCAAACAGAAATGCCCCTGCCACCATAGTTTTTATAAGATGGCTCTCCAATATAGGAACAGCGTCTACGCATATCTACCCATATAGTGTATAAGCGTGTGTTTCTATCTCCATGAATTTTCTTAGCTTCCGACACTCTATCTTTTTGATAACAGCCGCAACTAAGTGTATTTTTGCGAATCAAATTATTTGAAGCTACAATTACTTCGTTTCCACAATCACATTTACAAAGCCACTGAGATTGCCCCGTTTTATTAACTTTATCAATGGCTATAAGTCTTCCGAATCTTTGATTTGTTAAATTTCTTGTTGGTCTTGGCATAATAAATCCATCTCATTTTAGGAAAAGGACTTACTGCTGTCTCACGACATGTGCCTTTTAATTATTCTTTCTGCGTTGTCTGCTTAATAACCTGATTCACGCCAGTAGCCGACAATCCGTTAAACATGCCGACCGCAACCGCTGTGATATAATCCGTTGCCGGAAAATCCGGGATAACTCCCATTCCGACCGCTCCGAGAATTCCACCAATAACCGCCATGATTACCGGAATCCATTCATCAGGGATTTTTTTTGATGCTTTGCAACCCATTCCTACAATGTAGCAGATCATAACGATTGCTATACATGAGCCTAATGTTGAAATGTCCATTCTTTCCACCTCAATTTCTTGCAATAGAAGCATTTGCCCACATGACGGATTCTTCAAGCTTTGTCATGGCAAGAGATTTCTCTCTACTATTCGGGCAAATACCATCAATCAGATACGCCAGTTCTTTTCCTTTTGCTCTGACTTCTTCATATTTTTCTGCCTGCCCGTCTTTCGGGCTATGGTACATAAAGTTGTTCTCAATCTGATTATTCATGTTCACACTCCTGCATACAATACTGGTATTCCATCATCCGTCCTTACTCCCATCAGAAGCGGTAACGCTGTCTTTAAGAGTAAGTCGTTCGTTTTCTGTACATCTCCGGCGGCGGCATATACCGCACTCCATTCCTTTGCGCTTGACCCAATCTGCTGTGGTGTTGCGTAAGAAATGGATTCGCTGCCGGAGCTTACAGATGTTACAATGCCCGTTGATTTGCCACCGGCATTTGTGTCGGTCGCACTTGCTGATGCCTGATTGATTGCATTCTTTTCAGCAAGTTCAATCTGATACATTAATTCAGCCAATGAACAGACCGCCTTTTTTATACGTTTCTGCTGCCGATCATCGGACGGTAATCCGTCTGCCAACCGGTCAAATGTCAAGCTGTCAATAAAGTCACTTGCTCTCTCAGACATCCTCATAAAATCAGATTCCGGCACGACATTGCCGAAAAATGATTTTTGGTAAAACTCATAATCTACATATGCCATGCCGGAACCTCCTCATTACTGTGCGGTTACAGTCGTATGTCCTGCGTTCAGCGCCTTATATGTGCTGTCGCACTCAACTACAGTGATAACCTGTCCGCTGGCCGCTGTGATATCGCTCTTGCCGTCCCACGCGCTCCAGTTTTTCACATTCTGACCATACTCTACAGTGGTCTCAGAAGATGCCACTTTGTACTTATAGACGTTACCAGCGTTGCCCTTTTCCGGATTAACAGTAATCTTTGTGGTACCGCTGGATGATCCAGCTGTAGACTGTACAGTCAGATCGCCAAGAGTCTGAGATGATCCAAATGTAATCACAGAAATAGCATCCAGATACTCAGCAAACAGCACCATACCCATGATTGCGAATGCCTCAGATACAGCAGTGCTATAGTTGCCCTGAGTATGGAAGCCAATCAAATTGGTTTCGCCGGACACTGTATAGGAGAGCCCAGCACGTGCAAAGTCTGAATCGCTCGGATCAACATAGTAAAGAACAATGTTGTCTACCGGTGTAGCGATTACCTTGCCACGCGGGATCTCGCTGTCGGACAGCAGGAACACAGTATTAAATCCCATAAAATCTTTCATATACTGGAATCCGAACTGGTTCTGAATAGTGATATTTGCAGCGCCAAGATACTCATATACATCAAGGATGTTTACAAAGCCTGCAATACCATTCGGAATGGAACGATGCATGTTTTTGAATTTATCCTCAACGCGGCCTTTTGCCATAGCAAGAGCCATCTGGAAAGTGTTCTCGGTAGAGGTAAGGGTACCGGTCTTAAGATAAGTGTAAAATCTTCCGGTTACATCCGTCTGGAGCTGGAAGAGGAACTCTTCGTCTGTCATCTCTACAGCCACATCGTAGCCATAAGTCTTAATCGACTCGATAGATACAGCCTTTGCGTACTTCTCCACATCCATTTCAGCATACTCTTTTTCTTTTACCTCGAATTTGGAGTACGGAATTTCCTCTCCCTCTGCGACCTTACCGCTCTGTAAAGTTCCGGTTGCATATTTGGATTTCAGAGTTGATCCCGGCTCTTTTTTTATCATTCTCAGCACACCAAGAATTTCGGATAAGTGCTCCCAGTTGCGTTCAAATCTGGTTACAAAATCTACCTCTCTCGCGCGTACCTGAATGTTTTCTGTTTTTATAAGATTTGCTTTTGCCATAAAAGTTAAGCCCTTTCTGCCCGTAATTTGGGCGCCAGTCAAATCACTGGATTAACAACGATCACTCAAACAGTGACATGTTGCTTGCAATTGCAGCCTGTCGTTCGCTTGCATCTTTGATGTCCATGATTTCTTTTTTGGTCATCTTTCCACCCGGATGATTATTGCGGGTTATCCCCGTTGTAAATCTCGCCTGGTTCTGCATAGCGGTCTGCTGATCTTCATCAACAAATGCAGACGCATCGTCTTTTTTCATCTGATCCAGCAGATCATTAAGCCCCAGTATCTTTCCATCCTTAAGCTTAAGACCGGCGTCTTTGATGTCTGTCATAACAGCCTTTTTAGCAGCCTCGGAAGAGAATTTAACATCTTCCAGTGCAGATTTAAGAGCATCAGCAAAATCTCTTTCATAAATTTTATTGTTAAAATTTTTCTCTGCATCTGCTGCTTTTTGCTTCCATGTGTCGACCTCTGCCTTGACGTTCTCTGGATCAATGCCATCAAAGCTTTTGAGTGTAGCTTCTGCTGTCTCTGCCCGTTCCTTCCAACTGTCACGCTCACTTTCGACCTTTGACAGTGTTTTAGAAACTTCTCCGGCATTCTTGTAATGCTCAGACAATGCTTTTTTTACATCTGCCTGCTTATCTTCCGGGATGTCAATACCAAATGATTTGAGTGTTTCAATGAGTTTCTGCATATCATCCTCCTGGCCGTGTTTATTGACCTGCCGCCGCAGGTAATGGATTAAGCCCGATAGACCACGGGCGGGGTAATGGACCGCCAGGGACTTGAACCCCGGACCATCCGGTTATGAGCCGGACGCTCTGACCAACTGAGCTAGCGGTCCTAAAATGCCTGGCATGATTACATACCAGGCATTTACAAGGGGAAAAGAAAAACTCTGCTTATAGCAGCAGAATCCTCGCTGCGGTCGTAAGCCGCATTAACAGCCTATCAGCTACGAGGTGAAAGGAGGAAATTCAAGGCCAGTCAAAGCTCTTGAATTTTGATCTGGCAAGCGCACGCCGGAAATTTCATCCGCTTTTCAACCTCCAGGAATGGCCTGTTTATATTAAGGACGTGCGCGGGAGGTGTGTGAGAAAACCATGAAAAGTAACCAATCCTCTTCACATCTACATTCTACCATTTATCTATAAGTACCTTGTCCACACATCTACAGCATATCTCTAAGCTTATCCACATAGCGCTTCACAAGATCGCGTTCTTCGCGGCATTCTGCGTCCTTTGACATATCACCGATTTCTTCCGTAAGCCCATCCAAGTGTTCCTCTAATGCGGCCAGCATTTTACGCTTACAGTCCTCTGATTTTCCGGATCGGTAGCTTTGCTTTTGAGTCATGTAATCATCATAAGCATCCCGTCCATCGCTCCGGCTGTAATGTCCACGCACATAATGCTCACCACGGCGCATATAGGATGATCCGCGGTCATAATCTGGCATTCGGCCATCAGAAGCACTATAACGCCCCATGTTATCACGTCCGCGGCGCTCGCTGTAGTCACCTACACGCATCTGTTCCAAGACGGTCATATAATACTCGCCCTTTTTATCCCAATACTCTGTGTTTTTAATGTCTTTATACATATCGATCAGCTTAAAAGCCGTGTCCAAATTGCCGGATGTGAGGCCTTTTTCAGCAATGTTAGATATCTCATCTTCAATACGTGCACATAAATCTTTAATATCTCTCATCATCCCACCTCCTTATGCTACCCGTGTTACCACAAGATTTGCATTTGCCACGGTGATAGCCTGGGTACTGGTATTCTCTACCGCAACATTAAAGCAGCATCCGCGCGGCACATCAATAAAGATTCCGGCAGATACGTTGTTAAACGCTTCTACCGCGGTCGGTGTGGAAATCATCTGGGACGATAAGACAGGCTCGCCGCCGATTGCTATAGCAAGAGAAATTTCTCCCGCGGTTCCTCCGGTCGGCACTGCTATATTCGCAAAAAAGTCCACAAAATAGCGAGCCTTGCACTGATTAGTCATTCCTCTGAGGGTAACAATGCCGCTGCCTTCCCGGTGCTGCACGCATGCAGTTCCTTTTACAGCAGTGTTGGTATACACCACGTTTCCGTTCGCTGCCACTTCCTGAGCGGCAACAGCTACATATTCAGCCATATTGTTTTCTCCTTTTTCATATCGCAAAAAGGCAGGTCTAAGCCTGCCGATTTGCGTAATACCGGCATTGCGCCGAACATCCAACCATATTGCCGATGTCAGGAATATGGGTTGGAAGATACAGATATGATGTTGTTGTCAGCAGTTACAGCCCGTATTGCAACCGTAATATACGTTCGGGTTCGGCACCTGGTATGCCGGAATCGGTGCCGGATTAATCGCATTAATAAGCTGCTGGGTCTGTGCTGCCATAGCGGTAGTAAGTAATGCACTCTGACGATCCTGAGATGCAGCACGTCTGAGATCATTGTTTTCAGCCTGGAGACTGGAAATCTTCTCGTTGCACAGGTAATCCAGAATAGCTCTGGTTCCGGCATTCTGGCTGTCAATAATGTCTCTGGTGTTGCTGTTCATGGTGTTCTGTAATGCGCAGGTGTTCTGTGCCATGTTGTAGTTCACGCCCTGGATTGCTTCCCGTGTCTCACAGCAGCAGTTCGAAATCTGTGTCTGGAGCGCGTTGGTGTTCTGCATATTGGCTACAGTATCGGCATTAATAGCCTGCTGGATTCCAAAGCCGGTCTGCATGATATTGGTGTTGATTCCGTTAAAACCGGTAAGCATACCGTTGTTCACTGCGTAGAATCCATCACAGAGACCGTTATTGATTCCATCAAGTTTGCTGATTACGGCAGAATTATCGAATCCTCTCTGAATATCCGCCTGAGTAGCTGCTGTGGCTACATATCCGCCGCCGTTTCCATTATTGCCCCAGCCGTTGTTTCCCCATCCACAGAATGCGAAAATGAATAAAACAATAATCCACCAGCTACCATCTCCACCAAACATGCCGTCATTATTTCTACTGTTACCAGTAGCTGCCGCAATATCGGCTAAGCTATAATTTCCATCCATTTTGATATCTCCTTTAATTTTTATTTACATTCCTGGCCAGGATAATGTACTACTTCATTCCACGCAGCATGCTCTGGAACTGCTGCGCCATCTGCTGCACCTGATTAAGTTGTGCCTGTGATATCCGTCCAGATTGCAGCATCTTCTGTACTTCTGCTTTAGGGTCCCCTTTAAAGTTTTGTTTAAACTGCATAAATTGCTGCATCATTTGCATAGGGCCGTTGCCCTGCGGCCTGCCAAGCATCTGAAAAAGCGGGTTACTCATTTGCTGTACCTCCTTTTGCTCTGCGGTTTTCTGTTTTGGAAGAGGCTCCACCAGGCTCCACACTTGTGGAAAATGAGTTGAGCCTATTTAAAATTTCGTTATATTTATTAAAAAGATCTTGGTACTCTTCTCTGGTTACATAAATGTCAGCCGTAACAGTTTCTTGCCGTTTCTGCGGCATTTTGCTGTTGATCTCATGGTACTCAAAAATGCGAAGCGGCTGAGGCATGCCAGATACGTCCGTAGATTTGATATAAAATCGCTCAGCTTCACTGTCCATCAGCAGCACACTTGATCCCGGTGCTACAAGATAGGACTTAGCGCCTGTCTCGCCCTGTACCCATAAAATACCCTGATTATTTGCTGGCGCTGGTGTTGCCAAAGGTTGTGGCGTGGGCTGATATTGGTTCATTTGTGCAATTCTGTCCTGGTATGCCTGATATGGCTGATACATGGGGGCATTTGGATATATTGCCATGTTCAATTCCCTCCAAAAACTTTAAAATGTCACGGTAGTCGGTTACTATAGGTATTTCTATTTCGTCTTCCATACCTGTATTTTTGCAAAAAAAATAAGTCCCTGACAGGTCGTCAAAGACTTAATAAAGTAGCACACGCGTTATTTTTGCGTTTACCCGGCGGCTAATCCGCTTTGCAGTGGATAAGCTCACATTCATGTTTTCTGCGCAGATCTCCATTGGCACGCCTGCGGCTCGGTATTCAAATAAAGCTCTTTCCTCTGGTGTAAAATTCGCAAGTTGCCGGAAGTGGTTTAGCTCCGGTACTGTAAAATCATACACTTTCAAGATAAGATTTATTACCCCTCACTTTCTATCGGTTCATATGGCAGAGCCAAGCACCTGTTATAAAGGTCCTCACCTGTTCCATTACCTCCAAGTGTCTTGTATGGCCGAAACATATACTCAAGATTGTCTCTGTCTTCCAATGTGCAGTACTTACGCTTTAAGTAAAACGTACAAGCCTGATAAAGCCGATCATGGAGAAGCGCCAGAACTCCCGCATTAATAGCGTTTGTCCTAGCACGTTCCGTCTTAAGCTGTTTAGCCAATTTATGATATGCTCTTGAAAGTACTACTGATATAAGGCCAAGCAGCCATGATACCCAGTTTGCTGTTATGTACTGTATAATCATTTCCATCGTATACTCCTTAGTTATAATCTTTCTCCCAGTAATATATAGGAATTTCTCCTCCACTATCCCAGGTATCGTATATATGGCCGTCCTGCACACAAACAACATGGCCATCAATGCAAAGTATGTACGTCCCATGCTGATGTTCCGTGCAAAAATCAGCTACTGTATAGATGTTTTGGGTATGATCGTCTATCATATGCCGTCGATATCCCTTTTCTTTTAGATATGCACCCCATACGTAATTAGCACTTGGCATATCCGACAGCATACAAGCCTTTACCATGATGCCGGAGAAAACCGTTTCCCAGTCCTGCCCTGTTGCCTTACAGATGGCCCGGATAACGCAGTCACCTACGCGCTTACCGGCTGGATTCGGATTGTAATACTCCCACTCAACATCATATTTCATAGCATTATCCTTTCTTCAAATACGCATATCTTTTTGCCGCTCCTCGCGCCTTTGCCGCCTGTTCTCTTCCCCATTTGGCAATTCTGAGGCGGTCATCCAGTATGCGTAAGTCATTGGCTTTGCAAAAATCATTGTACGCCCGGTTCTGCCTCTGTAAAAGATACGACTTTCGATCTAACTCCTCTTGTAGCTCTATCCTCAGTGCATCATCATTGCAGGTGTCTACAGCCGTTTGCAAGCCCATAACCATTTGCTTTGTCTTTCTGATTCTTCGCTCTAATGCTCGCTGCCTCTGCTCTAACTTTTCCAGCCTTACATTGTCCTCTGTCTCTATATCCTTATACGGGTTGTTTACTCCGTCACCAGGGCCAAAACTGTGGCGGCAGTTCCAGCCGCTTAACCCTTCTCCTGTCCCGTATCCAGTCACAGAAAATGGAGGGTATCGTTTGTCTTGCCCTGTCCGGCTGTAAAACTGTCCTTGCCACCACAGATGATTGCCTGGATTCTGCCCGCCGTCTCCCGTTCGTGCCCCAATATGTGCCGATACAAGGATTATATCCCACTCCTGTTCCTTCATGCGCTCCATAGATATATCACCGGCCGCCTGGGCGATTCCGGTGCGCACCGCTCGCGCCGTGGCCGTCTCAATCGTGTCTCTATGGCCTGTTGGGTATTTCACAGTTACGCCATTCTGAGCGATAATGTCAACCGCTTCTCTTACTGCCTGTGTGTATGATACAGCGCCGGTCATAACTTTATGATAAGCGTTATCGCACTCGCTTATAAAAAGGCTCTGCGCGGCTTCTGCGGTTGTCCTTGTCATGTTTGACCACTCACCTACAGTCGCTTCGTAATCTCTTTGCAAGATCCGCGTAATTACAGGAGATAGTTCCAATGCTTCCTCTGTAATCCCGGCCGAAGCATACACAGAGTTGTCATACTTAACCGCTTTTATCTCTGCCTCTTCCATCGCCTCGGCTATCTCTTTTTTCTGTAAGTGTGTGTGCTGTGCAATCTCCTGCATGATATCCTGTAAAAGATAACCAGCGTCTTGTAGCACCTGGATACGCCAGCGGTCTGAGGAAGTAAATAAATAGTCTTCTCCACGCCCCAAACGAATCATGACTGCTTCTATGAGTCGTCCAATGATATAATTATGCAGTGATGATGCTATAGCTTCACTGCCCTCTGCTACCCTTTTTAGATAATCTGGTGTCAGCATGGTCTTTCACCTACTCTTCATCAAACAGCCTTTTTTCATCTGGCCGGGCTTCTTCAACCATCGCTTTTGCATCCTCCTCGGTCATGCCCTCGAATTTTGTAAAATATAACCACGCCGGGACCTTTCCTTGCATTACGTACTGCCACCAGCGGCTGCGATCTGCTTCGCGGTCATAAAGGATATCACCAAAATCATAGGTCACATCATATGTACCGACAGGTGCCAGGCCATACAGGTCCGCATACACGTTAAGCGCATATAGTGTATCATCCAGACATGACTCCAGCTGATCACGCACGTCCTTAATGAATTGTACGGTACGCTGCTGATCTGCTTCCACTCCTGTAGCCGTCTGGATGCCCGATGACTGGTTAAATACAAAGTACCCATTTGCAAATCCGGCCTTGTATCCTATCTGACTTAACAGATTGTTGATGCCTTTTACTCTGGTATCCGTATTAAGCTGAGGATTGATCTCCTGATAAAACTCTTTTTGATCGTTGCCAAACACATTTTTAACATAGTGCGGAAGTCCCTTCACATCTGCAGGGCCTCTGTGCTTAATGTTTTTTCCACTTTCATACAGTAATCGATCATCCGCCAGTATGATTTTCTGACTGTCAAAAATCTCACCCGCATTCCGGCTGTATGCTATATCAAGATCTTTCAACTCTTCCAGCGCTTCTCTGAAGATTGGAAGTCCCATAGGAGAAGATATGTCTACGTTATTGGCTTGCGGTGTGCGCAAGATGCCAAACATAGGCTTATCAAGTGGCTCTCCTGACGCCTTAAGGATTGGCGGCGTGTCTGCTGCCATGTCCGCCCATTTAGTCTGTGTTAGCGGTATCGGATCTCCTATACTGTCCGTTGATTTTGAAACATATGCCCGATTGCTGATATAGTACGGGCGCAACATTGCACCGTCCATCTCTGTCTCAACAAAGCGATGATGTTCTAACCTGGTGTACCACTTTTTCCCAGACTGATAAGTATCTTTAAATATAATCTCCCGTACTCCCAGGTTGTCATAGTCTACCAGTAAGACATCCGCAGGAGTAAAAACGTCTAGGCTTGTGCCGTTTGGCTTTAAAAACACAGTGCCGTAAGCGCATCCGTACTCCACCCAGTCACGAAGCTTAGGATAAATCAAATCTATCTGCTGCTGCAACCACTCTGCCCGGGCACTGCCTTCCAAATGTATACCGATACCCAAGGTTACCAGGCGGGCCGTCTCTGAACAAAGGGCTTTTGCAAAATTAATTGTTTTTATGCCTTCTTCATCATCCAGCCACTCCGGATTGCCGTGGTAGACATCTGCGCATTGATTTATGGCCTTTTCCATGTCTGGCGATACAATCGATTGAACATTAAAAGCCTTTTCTGCCTGACGCTTAAATATCATATTAATCCACCTTTTTACCGTTGATAATATACCCATTATGCACTATTCCCCCGTCTCTCCCACAGCGATTCCGTAGCGTAACGGGTCGCATCAATGAGATGGTTATTTTTGTCTGGATATCCGCTTATGACGTTGCCGTCCTTATCCCGCTCGTACTCATACTCTTTAAATTCGTTGCAAGCGTTAGGCGTTCTGTTCGGATCCATGACAAATTTTTTCCCTTGTAACCACTTCATTGAGTACTCAATGCTGCCAGGTCCTTTATGTGCTGCTCTGGCTGGTAGCCCTGAATCTCTGTAATCCTCAACAGATTTTGGCTCTGCACTATCGCATGTTATAACATAGTCATCATATTTGCGCCGTTTGATTTCGGCGGCTGTCCAGCTGTTCTTTTTCTTGTTTTCATAAATCTCGTCTATGAAATATATGGTTTCACGCGCCGAATCGTAATATATCCTTACAAAAGCATATTTATCTGGGTACCATCCCCAGTCAACACCTTGATATATGCGATCCATGATTTTGATTTCTTCATCTGTGATAGTGCGCTCTTCGATAAATTCGAAGACGTTGCCGCCGTTTCCGTTCGCTTCACCCATATACTCATTTTCATATGCGCTTGGATTGACCTCTTTTAGATGTTCTGCATCGTTAAGAAATTCCTCTCCCAGCCAGTCATCAGGGACATCTTTGTATGTGCTTCGCATAACAACGGCGCTCGCGTTTTTAAACTCTGCCTCTACAGTATACTTATTGGCCCAGTTGATCTTGCTTCTCGGTGGGTTAAATGATTTAAACTTATATGCTTTGTCGCCGCCACGTATAGCAGACTGCTGGATACTTCTAACTTCTTCCGGTCCGGCAAACTGGTCTAATTCCTCGAACCATACGATACCGATATATCCAAACTTCGGTTTAATCGATTTGATCTTAATTGGGTCATCTGCGCCTCGAAAATAGATTTTTTGACCGGTAGGCTTGTATGTGATCTCAAAGGGAGATTGTTTGAATTTAAACTCTGCATCAATGCCAAGCTTTGAGATCGCCCATTGTAGCTGCGCATACACAGAATCTTTTATGGTGTTTCCGACTTTTCGCAGCACAAGCGCATGCATATCAGGATGTTTTTTTATCAGCTCCGGGATAATGCATGATATACAAGACGATTTCGAAGATCCTCGCCCACCTGGAAGCACATACTCCGTATGCATACCGCGCCGGATGTCGCGAATCATCGGGTGAAATACATCCGCCACCACATCAAGATCAATGTGGTATTCCTTTGCCGTTCTGGCTTCCTCTTCTGCCTTCTGCTGCGCTTCTTTTTCTTCCTTTACAGCTATAGCTTTTTCCAGATCAGCCATAGCCTTTAGCTGCTCTGAAAACGCCGGAGCAAAGCCAAAAGAATCCTTTGCTTCCCCCCGTGCGATCATTGCGCGGCGCTTCTGGATGTCAGCAAGAGACATAGTGTCAGTACCGTTGAGTTTATCCACTTCGGCTTGCTTTTCGGCTATATAGGCTGATACATCAGCATTTTTCAGCAGTCTGTATCCTTCCGCTTCAGGCTTCTTATATCCAGCTTTTCTCGCCGCATCAGTTGCGTTCCCGCCATTTTCTATGAAATTTTTTGCGAACGCTTCCCGCTTTGGCGTAAGCCTCATTTACTCACCATCCTGTCACTACTGCCAACTTTCTAGCGCTTCCCATATCTCTTTCAGTGCCATAACCATATCCACCTGTGATGCCGTCCGGATAATCTCATAATCCCTTGTCTTCCATTCTCCACGTACATATTGCAATGTAGGTGTGCTCACACTGTACATGGTTATCATCCGGTTCTGATCTGCGCTGTAAAACTGACTTGTGCCTATCTTTGTTACAAACTGCTTTGTGAGCAATGCTCTTTGCAGCTTTCTTTGTATCTGGTTAAGGTTCATATACTATCACCCTATTTTCATTTTACCTAAACATAAATAGAGGTGAATCACCTCGTTTTGCGGTGTCACCTCTATTTACATCATTTGAACTTGCAAGAATTACTTACAAATTTCTACGCTCTTCAACATCCCAATCCAGTTTCTGCCCGCACGCCCAACAGAAAGAATACTTACCACCTGTTGTTACCTCTCCAGTGTCGACAAACTGTACCTCGCTCTGATCGGCTTCGCAGGCCGGGCATAACACCACGCTACAAATGCTGTATCGTGGATCACCATTCGTTTGCTCTTATGCGACCAGCGCCGTTTCCAACGCAAGCCTTATAGCCACGGTGTTGAATTTTTCGGTACGCCACCGCCATTCACTGCGCACCAACCCGGTTTACCGGGCATTCGTTATTCCTTTCTTTTAGTTACAAATTTCATATTGCTCCTTAAATCTGTACCATTTCCCGGACATCTCTCAGCGTTTTTGGCGTTGATTGAGCATAATACATGCTTGTCACCGCCGGGCTGGCATGTCCTAGAATCTCTTGGATGATACCGATATCAACCTTTCTGTTTTTTAAATTCATTCCAAGCGTTTTCCTCATTTTATGAGGATATACCGCGCTTTTCACATCCGCTCTCTTTCCAATATCTTTAATTATGACTCTTAAACCGCATACGCTCATTTTATTGTATGGTGCCCTGGTCTGTGGAAACATGTACGGGCTGCTGTCCGTTCTGCTTTCAAGATATTCATTGTAATAGTGCCTTGCATCATCATCAAGGTATAATGTGCGGTATCTACCGCCCTTCTCCCCTTTGATGAGTATATCTCCCGTTTCTGTATTGATCTGGTCGATTCTGATCTCTGAGATTTCTCCAACCCGCGCTCCGGTGCTGCGGAATACCTCAATGATCGCACGCTCTCTTTTTGTACGGCAAGCGTCACGCATCTGGATAATCTCCGACCGGCTAAAGTAATCAATTGGCTTTAGCGCAATCTTTTTCGCTTCCGTTGCTTCCACAGGATTTTCATCAATGAGTTTTGATTTTCGCATCCATGTGTAAAAAGCCGAAAGGAATCGGCGCTCGTTATTATATGTTCTGTCCTGTACCTTTTCACTTTTTGTTCCTGGGCGTTTCTCGTACTGTGCCAAATACCACTCCACATCAAATGTATCTACACTGTCCAACGACTTCCCTATCATGTCAGATAACCTTTTTACAGATCGGATATATCCGCTGATTGTCGCAGGGCTGAGCCCGCGCTTTTTGATCTTGAAAAGTTCCAGTAAATAGCGGTTTCTTTTTTCTACATCTGTTTTCCACTCCGCTGGAAGAGATGTGATTTCCTGCATGGTTACCTTTGTAAGCTCACTCGATATTACACTGTCCAAAATTGCAAGTGTGCCCGGTTCAGAAATGTAAATTGACATTGCAACAACGATGTTATCAACGATTTCTCTTTTGATATTCTGGCCCATAGTAATTCTCCCTCTTGCAGAATCTGCAAAGGTCTGATACAATTGACCTAAGCAGATTAGGTAAGTGGTGGAATCATCTTGGCGGGTGTCCACCACTTATTTTCTTGTGTCATTGTCTAGCTCCCTTTATACTTCCAAAAGCCAAAAAGCTTAAGTCTGTGGTAAAATTCTGCTTTTACTTTCCGCCTATACCCATAAAAATCATCTGCCTTTGCCGGAATATCTCTCCCGCGCCGGATCAGCGTATAATATCCGTCTCCAGTCACCAAGCTATCATACGTTTGGATTTCAAGCCCTGGCGCTTTTGATATCGCACAGCCAAATAGTATGATTTTTATCTCAGGATCCAGACTCCTGCAATATAGGTCAAGTTGTGATTCGTCCTCTTTTGGCACGTTGTAGTCAGATAACTTAGCTTCTCTTGTCCTCATCTAATCTCCTTCTTCTTTTTTTGCTGTCAGATATATCGTAGACAAATTATAGCCACTCCGTTTGAGGCGTTTTACAATCTCGTCCCAGTCTTTTAACAAACTTCTCTTTGCTCTGTCTTTTACTGGTTTTTCTTCTTTTTTCTTGGTTACAAGCTTCGAGCATCCCCAGCAGATCCTATAGTAGCCACCTCTAGCTTTCTTTTGCCCGTTACACCAACCTGTCCCGTTGTCGTAGTAGCATGACATTCTTTTCCCCTTTCCGCAGCTATCCGGCGCATGGCTGCTATTACGTATTCCGTGCCCGGGTTTGTTTTTTTCCACATGGCTGTATCTCCGCTAAATTTCAGTTTAGTCAATCACGAAATCAAAATGAACACTGTTAAAGTCATCTTCCTTTTCCGGAATGGGCATACATACTCCCGCTGCATCCTTCACATATGGGATTCCACCAATTTCGATAACTTCCATCGGATAATAACCGCCCATTCTGCGAACAAGGTCAACCTTTTTCCCCACAATTTCTTTTGCATTTCCCTGATATAATCTCATGTCCTACCTCCTGTAAATCTTTAATTAAAAATCTCTTTAACATAAGTTTCTGGAAAAATCTTTTATTAAAATTTTTCACCTAAATCTTAACTTTCAGTTTAAGTTAATATAGTTCAATTCACACTCCTGGCATATTGGCACTGGTTCACCTTCACCGCCACACGTCCGCAAACCAGCGCATCCGTCTCCTTCCCGCCCTGGATTCTCAAATTTCTTTACCAGTGGACATGCCTCAATTTTTTCTTCAACGGTCATTGTTCTCCATCTGCCCCATCGGTCAATCTTCACCGGATCAAACTGCATTTTACATTCTGGGCAGTAAGGAAAAAGACCTTCATTGTAATTACTCTGCATTTTTCGGAATACTCTGCTTTTTATCATCCTGCTGTACTCTTTTTCCGTTTCTTCTCTATAGGTTTTTATTTTTTCCAACATTCTCCTTTGAGTTTCCTCCAACCTTTCCGGACGCTCCGCAAGCTTTATAAGAGCTTCAAACGGATCCAGAATCGCTCCACAGATTTTGCATGATACAATTCTATTTTCTTCATCGACCTCAAAACACGGCGCAGTGCATTGGCAAAGTTTTTCTCGCCCCCTATTGATCTTTACAAGGTCAAAACGAACAATATCTTTCACTGTGATTCATCTCCTAAATCTTAAAATTACGTTACTCCCAAGCAAATTTTTCATGCCATATCTCTGATTTTTCAAGCGGCGCAAAATTACTGCGACACCGCTTTGCATCTCCCTTTTCTCGGTGGTTCGGTCTTGGATCTATATCCGCGCCGCACCATACATAATCATCGGCATCTTGTAGTAACTTGCACCTGCTGCATTGGTATGCAATCATTGCCATTCACATCATCTCCAAATCTTAACTTTCAGTTTACATCATTTGGCAATTGTGTTCCCTTCTTCTCATACAAAGCACAGCTAGACACATGGTGATGGATCCAGCCTGATCCGCATGTCCTCCGTTCTTTCCACGGTTCAAGATATACGAGGTTTCCGCCCATGCCACAGATGCCATATCTTACGCCATGTTTTAGACCGTCTTGTGGCTTACATCTCGGACATTCTGTACAATCCAGAAACTCTTTGTTCCCGATAAACACCGACATTGCTTATTCCTCCAATCTTAAAACTTAGCTACTCCACATCATTTAATTCTTTATTGATTCCTGCTGCAATCAAAAGTAACCGTACTTCATCAACAGCACACGATTTCACGAAATGTGTATTACCTATATGCTTATGTTCTACATATACCAAGAAATGAGCCATAGCTTCATTGCTTACTTCTAGTCCAGCCTCTGTATTTGACTGATGATATGCTTTAATGTCTTTAACCATACTTCTTACTTCGCAATTGTATTGCTCACACCAAGATGATTCTTCTGGAAGTCTTCCATGATAGAGTACGACTCCCAGCAAACAATTCATAATATCTTTCCATTTCTGATCCATGTCATCCTCCTAAAATCTTAATATTTTCCATAATTTATTCCTTTCACATATAGTAGCGGAGCCAGATCGCATACCATACCTGCTCGTATGTACAGTTGGATAATAAGGTTTTAAATTCCTCCTCCGACAGAGACTTTATCCGAAATGACATAACCCGCAAAAATATAATAATGTTCCTAAGAGCTTCTATCATCTGTGTTACCTCCGCTTTCTTTAATATCTCTCAAATTCCAAATACATACATCCATCGGGTTCGTAATCTCCGTTTTCCCAGTCTGCTTCAAACTCCTCCCATGCTCCGATATATCTTCCAATCATGCTATCCTGTTCGATCAAGTAAAACAGATCCTTATTCTTTTTCCCATCGACCAGACCACAGAAGACCCATTTGCCTTTTTCTATTGAGCTTTCATAAACAAAAGCATCTTCCCCATTCATAAGCTCGTAAACTTTTTTCCAAAGATTATAATCATCATCTTGGGGATTCGCCTCGTCAAGCATTCTTTCCGTATTGAGGCACACTTTTTTCATGTTCAAATCACCACCAATCTTAATTTGAGATTTTTCCATAGCTGGTAACATTTCTTACAAGCCAAACCTGGATTTTTTTCTATTTCTTCAGTATCAATATCAGTTGTGAAAAAATCTTGATCTTGCCAATACTTTTCGCACAAAGACGTATTTTTAAAAAAACAGTGATATTTTGCTTTAGGATGAATCCAGTCAACGTTTGTAAGATTGCTCTGTTTTACTGGAAGCATCCATTTGTATCTTCTCATATGCTCAGTCCTTCAAATCTTAAAACTCAGTTACTCCATTTGGGCCTTCCAGATCTGCGGTATTAGCTTCATACTCCGGTCTGGAGATGAGGGTTATATTTTCCACCGGGACCTTGCAGGTTTTCGCAAATCCAGCCTTCCACTCTTCTGCCATCACCGAAAGATTCACGCTTCCTAAATTTTCTGTGTCAAAATCAAACGCCATCATCGCATAACCTGTGCTTTCCGGTCCACCGTATAAGTCAGCCCCTACGATCTCGTAATACAAACTTAATGTTACTTGTACTGTATTCATCTTCGCTCTCCCAATCTTAATTTTACATATCAAAAATGCTCATCTGTCCCTTACAGTTTCCACCGATTGTGGTCGGGTCCCAGCCAACACCGATATAATCCAGGACTTTTGCCCAACCATATTCGTTACCCTCTGAATCTTTGCAAAGATGAAACATTAGGTAATTCCACTCTTTCGGATTGCTTTTGTACAGCATGTCGAATCGATTCGGCCTCTTCTCCATATGGATACCAAACCCACACATACTACAACCAGTCCGCTGGGCTTTTGTGGTATAAAGTATGCCATCCGGCTGACGCTCTATGGTTCCGTAAATTTTCGGAATAATACTGTCTGGCATTACAAAAGATTCAGCAATCTTTCCAGTTGTTAATAACTTCTGACGGTATTTTTCTTTCAGGCCATCCTTCCAGAGCTTGTCCATCTCTAACGCCAGCGTCAAAATGTCCTGTCGGCCGAAGATCGCGAACGGTGCTGATCTGATTGTAGACGCGCCAAAATAATTGCAGCCATTCATTCTCAGACTTTTTGCCCTACGACCACCCTCTGATGCCATAAGTCCCAGATAAGGTACGCTGTTATGTTCTTTTCCCCAGTTATCACAATTTTTTTCTTTGAGGTAATAACAACACTTGGAGGATACCAAAAAGTCTGGTTTCCGGAAGTCGCAGCCCTCTGTTTCATTTTCATAACCGCCAAACAGCTCTAACCAGCGCTTTTTCAATTGCATCTTTGAGTTTTTCTGCCAGCCGCCATAAGCTCCCGTTTCACCAGTGATGATCGCATGGCGAACTGTTTTGTTCTTTTCAGACGGATTCTGCAACAGTTCTATTTTGGCAGCGACTTCTTTTGATATGACTGGAAAGCCAAACTCCTGTATTACTTTTGCTTTTGTCCAGAAGCTACCATCTTTCCGCTTTAACGGCGGAACATTGATAATTCCAAGTGCTTTATGTACTCTCTGAATAGATTTATCTTCCAGAGATGATGCGCTAACTCCTGGTGCATCAATGCCACACACCTCATGTAAGAATAGGAATAAGACAATGCTGTCCAACCCACCTACTGATACATGATAATTCAAACCTCGCCCATCACACTCCCTAGCAAATTCTTCTGCACGGATCCTTGCATATCGCCTTTTAAATTCGTACGGCTCTTTTTCTTTTGTGATAAAATAAGCAATCTTATTTTTCGTCCCTAACCGCTGCATCCGCTCCTGTACCGATTCCATATCATTTCTCCTCAATCTTAACTTTCAGTTCTTCTATGGCTTTTTTATATTTCTGTACCATTTTATTGAAAAACTCAGCCATTTCTACAAGAGCTTTCTCCTTTGCTTCATTCATATCTTCCGTTTCCAAAGGTACATTGCTAATATTCAATTCATAGCATGATAACAGCCATTCATTGCCATAATCTATATGTTTATGAACCCTAAACTTAATTCCATTAGCCTCATTTTCTAATACACGTATTTCGCTTTTTACGTCATTTCGACTATGCGTAGTGATATCTTTATACATCTTTCCCTCCACTAAATCTTAATTTACCGCCATATAAATAAATGGCAAAAACAGAAACCACATAATATCATCTACTGTCCTCGGCTGGATTTCGCCGTACAGTAACAGCTCTAATCCCATCCAAATCAAAGCCAGCACTATCCAAATATATACAGCCTTTAATGTTCTATCCATTAACCTTTCTCCTGATCTTAACTTTGCCATCATCCGCCAAGATTAGGCATCACACAGTCCCACACATAATCATCATACTTAATTTTCTTATCTTCTTTAAGTTCGCCTTTTTCAATAAGAATATATCTACTAAACTCCATGCCCATTTCAAATGCTTCAATTTTGATATCAACATTGTATTGTTTCGATAAGTTGATATATGGCTCACTTGATATATCCCAAGCTCCTTTAATTTCAATGGCAATACAGGTGTTTCCGTTTTTATCCTTGTATACTACAATATCATCTGGTTCAACAAAATTTCTACGTGTACCCTTTATGTATGCAGTTTTAGCAACATACACCAACCCGTCTTCTCTGTCTATTTTGATAGCTTCTTTATCAATTCCTTCTCGCATCTCAAATTTAGGCTCTTTGATAATGATTGTTTTCCAAACCTGAAGGTTTTCAGCTAACAAGTCAAGTACCTTCTCTTGTTTGCCTCTAATCTTCAACATTCCTTCACACCAATTTGGCATCGTATTTTTCCTCCTAGTTCTTAATTACAATAATCTTAATTTACTTCCCAAGTTCTTTCTTCTACTTCTTCTTCCGTGGCCTCTCCGTCAATAGTTTCTGTCTGGTATCTCCATTCATCCTGGTAGCCATACATAGTAAATTTCTTTCCACACACATCACAGGTATATGTATTGGTCTCTTCTGTATAGCAATCAACAGGTTCATCACCTATATAAGTGTCTTCATATGACGGTTCATATTCTTCACCACAATACGGGCATATTATCTTTTTACTGTTTTCTTCGTTCCAATAGCTCATCTCTTCCTCCCATACTCCCTGATCAGTCCAGCGGCCTCTGCTTGCCCCTTCTCTTCAAGAAAGCTGATCACATAATCAATTTCGCATAACTGTTTTTTATGGTTCTGATTAAGACCGATTACTTCATCTATGCTGTCCCAATCAAACTCAATATTGTATTTTCGCTGTAATTCTTCCGCATAATCCTTTACGGTTTCATACTGGCACCCAAACGGGTCCACGGCGTCCATCATATCGCAAAGGTTGATAAACGCATCCTTCCATCTTAACAACCGATCACGACCAAATCCAAACGCCTGATTAAGTGAAAACATCACTGTAGGCACGAATGTGGCCAGGATTCTGTGCGCCAACATTTCACTAAGCTCTTCAGCTTTTTTGCTGGATATCTCCATAGGGATAAAGTAAGCATTTCTGACTTTCAGCTCTTTTTTCAATGCCTCTACCCCGCCTTTTTCTACGATCTCCAGGGCGTATGCTAAACCATCCATCCTGGCTTTGTAAAATTTGTCCGTTTTCATCTTTCTTCTCCTCTTGGTGCTTCCTTGTGGTCCCTCCTTTTGGGGCGGGTTTTTGGAGGACTATGATAGGTTCCCGCCCCAGGTTAATGGTCAAAGAGTATATCGTGACATATAAACCGACCGCAAGTTTTTTATCTATGTATCATCCCCGTTTGGGATCGGGGTGGATACCTTTTTTATAGCTTTATGCGTCCGTCTGTTTGGATCTGGGCATAAAGCCGTGCCGTCATATGCTGGTCTCCTGAAGCTTTCGCTCATGGGAGATGGGTATTTTTCCAAATCTGCCAGCTCAGCCATTTTCTTTTTTCTGCTTTTTTCCTGGTATATAACTTTATCCTTGTGACTTATCATTATCCATCCACTCTTTTACTTTATCTTGCATTATGCTGTCATAATCAGTGTCTCGCTGATCGTAGTTAAAAAAGGCATTCTGTTTCTTAGTCTGGCTTTTCCCAGACTTTGCTGACTTATCTTGTTCCCTTGCAAACCAGCTATTCAAAAACCGTGGTGCACCTTTTCGTGTTTTTCGGCGTGTAGGGTTCGAATCACACCACCCAATAATCTTGTTAAGCTCTTGCTCACACTCAACGCCCGGGTACAACTTTTGCATCTTATCAAGTGCAGTTTTTGTTACTTCATATAATGTTCCATCATTAAGCTTAAATGCTCCAACTACAGGCCCGTTTTCTTCTTCCGGAATATCTTCCGCCGGTCTCCCACCTTTTGCTCCATTGGCCTTTCGCTTGATATTGGCATCGATTTGAGGCTTAGCCATCTCGTATATGGACATATACAGCTCTCCATTGTCTTCCGGTTCTTCTCCTTCCAGCCCATAATCAATGATTGCCCATAGAGCTTTAAGCTGTTGGTTTTCTGGCAGCCGCTTGATAGCTTTTGAAAAACTGCTGTAAAAAATCAAGCTATCTCTCATTTCTCCCAGCCTCCCACTCCCGGTAAATTTTTATCCAGTCGGAAAGCCGCATGGTCACAAGCCATTCGCAGCGATCCCGCCTGTGGAATACCGCCGGGAGGAGTCCGGGAAGCGCATCATACACTGCCTGTGCTACCGCATCCAGAAGCTTGAGTTTCTCAACCCTCTTGCACTCAACGTGGATGCCTGGAAGCCCGATTACATCAGCATTACCGGCTGCGCCGCAATACTGTTGCCCTCTTCTGGCATCGTATCCGTACTCCCGGAACACTCCGGCGAGCTCCCTCTCTCCGCGTTTTCCCTTTTCTCTCTGTGTCTTACCCATCACAACAACCTCCAAACAATGATAGCTGCTCATATTTCTCTTTATCAGGTGGCTTCATGTTCCTCGCGAAACGCTTAGCACCTCTTTCTGCCGTCTTTATGCTTCTGCATCTTCTATCCTGTGTCTCAATCCATCGGGCCGCTTCTCGCCGTCCCTGTGCGTCTGTACGTGGGATATAATATCCCAGTCCGTTGTCTGCTGTGAGAATTGGGCGATCATACCGCAGTATCTCAATCGCTTTCCGCACCGCCCTGTCTGGTAATCCAGTTACCCGGCATAATTCCCTGCGGCTCGTGGCGTTTTCCTTACCTACACCAATCGCATTATATACAGTTGCTGTTGCAGCAGATGTTAATCTAAAATCCATAGCTTTTCCTTTCTGCTTGCCTGCATGTCATAAATATGATTTTCCAAACTCCCTCCGGAAATCTTCCCGGCTCCCGTAGTGAGTCTCATAATACTTCTGAGCCTTGCGCTTCAGGCTCTCATCAAACCTCTGATCCATGTGGACACTGTACGGCGTCATATTGTGCCAATCCGGACGGAGCGGAACCAGAAACCCATACTTCTCCGACAGCTTCCGATTTGCCCCGTTAAAGACGTGATGGATAGCCACGTTGCTTGATCTGGTGATGATGCAATGCTCCAGATCATCCGTTAAAGTACTATACAGTCTTTTCATGTTTTAAGCTCATAACTCGTTTTGGTGGTTTCAACAAAACGTTGGTTGTTTTGCTCATAGAGCTGTTTCATCCGTTCCAACTCCTCTGGTGTGGCTGTCTCTACCCCGATCGCCTTACATTCGCTTATCAGGCCATCCAGAAGGTGTGTCATTTCTGCGCTGTCGTAATTGCTGGATCCTTTAAGTAGCACATAGGTTCTATAGCTTACGCCATCACTTCCAGCCACAACCTGTGATGTAGGTTTTAAATGAAATGTTTCTCTTTCAATCACATCATTTTCTGCTTCCTCTGTGTCAGGTATCCGCGCATAGTATCGAGAACCGTCAAACAACTCTACCTGTCCATATCCTCTAAGCATAAGGTTATGCGCTCTTGTCTTTGAGATATGTGCTGCCTCTGCCAGCTTAGACAGCAATACCCAGTAATAAGAATTGCTGTCAAGGCTGCGCTTGTCTCGCCACTGCTTTGCAGTCAACCTAAGGGTTTTATCCCGCATGCCATCAATCTGGCCTGATATATCATCTTCAGCTTCGAAAGTTACATGGAGTTTTCCCGTTGCCCAGTCTCGCGTTACATCAGTTAATGTGCATTTACACTCCATAAGCTACCTCACTTCCGCGTAAGACTCTCATCTGCCTTGTCTGGCTTTTTATTAAGTATTTCCATTGCTTTTTTCCAATCCTCAAGTCTAAGATCATGCACGTCAGTCACATTGTATGTCTGCAATATTCCTTTAAGGCCTACCCCAGTCCGCTGAAGTTCGCCAAACAGTGCATTGACTTGTCCCGCTTCAAGCACTGGCTTACTCGGTGGCGGTGTCTCTGCGTCCGGGTCTTTCATTTCTTCTGTCGGGATACAAAAAACCTGGAAACAAGCATATTTAAATGCGATTGACATCGCCTTGTTTGTTGCTTTATCCCCGCTGTCCATTCCTTCACCAATCACCGTTGCAGATACGGAAGATCCATCTTCTGCATAAAAAGTATATTTCACAGTACAGATGGAGTAGATCAGATTTCCGCCCTTTGCCGTGAGACGTTCTTCACGTCTCTGTTCCAAGATCTCCGGCACAACAAATAATTTGTGTTTTATCAGCGCCGGATTGATCGCATTCATGACAGCATCAATACCGCGATACATGAATCGTTGCTGTTCATTTCGGCTATCCTTTCCAACCGCTCCGATTTCAGCCATGACGGCAGTTATCGTCTCATAAATATTTTTCTTTTTCTCATCCATACTCTCACCTACTTAATCTGGAGATTCTGCCTTGCAACCAGCCGTGCCCCTTTGACTTCTGTGCCACTTTTCAAGAGCTTCTTAAGTGCTGTCTTATCCACTACCGGATCAGCGATCTTAATGCAGGATTGCGGCAAGGCGCTGACATCACCAGAAAACTCAACAGCTTCTGACTTTCTCCATGATGCTGATACGCGCTCTGTCTGGAACTTCTTCCCATTCAGCACCCCACTGACATACTTTTTAAGGCTTTCGGCTTTCGCTTCCGCTCTTGATTGTCGATCTGCAAAGGCCATTTTTTCTTTTTTCAGCGCCTCTGCATCCGACTGCAAATTTTTAATCCATAAAAGGATGTTTTCTATTTTTTCGTTAAGCTCGCACTGTAAGTTATCAATAGCGGCATATGCTGCCATATCAACAATCTCTCCTGTCTCTGGATCCAAAGCATTTTCAAATGCATTCATAATGTCTGCGTTGATCTGGTATAAATTCACGTTCACATTCCTCCATTACGTTCTGCCTGTTTTTTCTTTGTTTTGCCCTATCTCTGCATTTACAGCACTCGTCTGCTTCGCAGCTATCACACCGGCTGTTCATTTTCTTCACCATCAATCAAAGCAATCATCACATCATTATCTACTATAGTCCCCGATTTGGCTTTTAAATATGCCAGCGTTGCACTTACTCGTCCTTTTAATAAGACCAGCTCTGTAAACTCCTCATACGGGATTTCAATCTTTTTTTTCTCTTCCATCTTGCATTCCTCCTGCGCACCTGCTAAACTGTAATTGTAATTTTTTTGTTAAATGGTCGTTCAGCTCCGTCAAGCTTGCGGCCTTTTTCTTTGGTTTGGCATATCCCGTGTATTTACTACCTCCGCATAATTCAGCGGGCCTGTTTGTGCCGTTTACCCTCCTACTCATGTTTTCCTCCTTTTGAGTTAGATTGCATGTACTCGCATAAATACAACAAACAGCAAGATCACAAATCCAAAGGTTGCGCATCCGACAACAAACACGGTTGTCAAAATGTCAAATGCCATACCAAGCAAATCAAGCACCTTAGAAAACTTTTTTTCCTGTCTTGGAGTCTCTTCTTTTTCGCTTTTCACTGCCACATAACTAGGCATCTTTCCCTCATACTCACTTATAAACTTAAGACTTGCCATTTTTCTTCACCCCCCCTTATAATCCACAGCAAGTTAGATACAAGCAGCGCCATTGCTGTGACCGCCCAAGCTATAAACCATTTTTCAGCATCTTTGTATGCCAGAGCTATAATTTCTTCGATATCCTGCCATTTAAGCGCGTTATCTGTTTTATCTTGTGTCATGTTTCTCAAATCACCTCTGTTTTTTCGCCGTCCTCTATCCCTGCGGCCTTTAGTATGGCCCACAGTTCCCGCAACCTCATGGATCCTGGATCCTGTTTCCGCAGACGGTAAGTTGACAGTTTCATCCCCGCCATTTTAGCCATGCGCTGATCGTCATAGCGCTTGCGGGATTTGATAACGTCAAGGAGTATCTGGAGGTTTTCCCCCTTCTCCTCGGCGTATGTCTTTTTTTTAAGCGCCATACTACCCCCGATCTTGTAAATGCTCTTGTAATCAAAGCCAGTGTAAAAACCCATAAGCATCCAATCTAACGCGTAGCACTGCTACCGTGTTGCGCCTACTTACGGGCCGGAGAGGCTCCTGCCAGCTCCGGGCATACAGCTATTTACATTAACATTTTCATTTACATTAACATTAACCTTTACATTTACATTAGGTTTTCCGATTACATAACCTATGGTTTTTAAATTGCAAAACCTATGGTTATTTACTCATTATGTGATATAATTCATTTCAAAGGAGAAGTTATGAACCATATCGATTTTTCAAACATTGAGCTATCTCTTAAAGAGAAAATAACACTACATCTTTTACTGTTTTTTCGTTCCAACCGCCTGTACGATCAAAATATTCTTGATTATCTTTTGAGACTTGGTCTCCTCGACCGTGTGCATGGAGTTTATACAGTAAACAGATTTGGAAAAATGTATTTCCGCGTCAAACGAAAAGAACGGATGCGATTCATAATCCCAACAGCAATATCAGTCGTTGCACTATTTGCCGGATATGATGTATACAAGATTCCACTTCTGGGCGAAGCATTATCAACAGCAAAGATATTACTGGTGCATATACTGGAAAGTTTGGGAATTTTGCCATGAACCATTCCAGAAGCGTCTTTCTTGGTTCGCAGAAATACCAGTGAATGAATTTTCTCACTTGCCTTTCTCACAACCTTCCTGTTGTTCTTCGTGAATCCTCGAATGCTTTAAGATCATCCTCGGAAATCCGATATTCTTTACCAATGCGGATCGCTGGGAGTTTCTTCTTTCTGATCCACTCCCACACCGTAATTATCTTTACGCTGTATCTCTCTGCGATTTCTCCGCAGTTATACATTTTTGACAATGTATCACCTCCTCATAGTGCTTTTTAGTTGTGTTTACCTTGTGTTTGTGATATGCTATATATGCCTTTTGGCAAGGAAAGGAGCTGGTGTCTATTGACCAAACTTTTGTCTTTGCCTGCTCTCTCTGCATTTAATCCGCCCATACTGAAACCTCGACAGTCAAAACAGGTCAAAGGCGGCGCTGAATGTTTTGCCAGCGATTAGGCATATTGCAGAACCAAAACTGCGAAAGTGGCAAAGTGCTTCAAGAAACGCTTGGTGCGTTCAGGTGTGGTGAAAACCTGCAAAGTACATAGAGTAAACAAATTTGGCAAGATACTGATGGGAAACGCACTCCTGTCAGTATTTTGGTTTACCTCCATATCTTGAACGGATAATCCGTGCCGTATCCTGATAAATAATAGAAAGGAATGTTTCAATGAATATCGCACAAGAAAACGTCTTAAAAAAACTTGTATCAAGCTTTAACGAAACAGGTGTTAATTCGTTTGACACAACATCGTTTACTGCACTTGAAAACGCATGCCTTAAAGAACTCCAAAAAATGGGATATATAGTGATTAGTCAAGATATATTACAAACAGTTTCTTTATCTGACAAATTACTATCATTAATTTCTAAGGCTAATGAATAATCTCATTGAAATGAGCACGGCTTTCTTTGTATGGTGCAAGGATTGACTGTGCTTTTTTAATATCTTCTTCGTTGATATCGCACAGGATATCTAAAAGTCGCATATTATCAATTTTCATTTCTACAAAGCTATCAATACCGTCAGCGGAATATGATATTTTTGTCAGTGCTTTGCTGATATCAATTCCAAGGAATTTAACCCTTGTTGGCTTCCCAGCACTTTCAATGGTAATAACTGGTTGCTTATTCACTTTCTTCACCTCCCCTTATCTCCTTCCAGCAGGGTCTCAATTCCGACACCGAAATATGTAGCGATCTTCTGGATTTTGTCAGCTTTCGGCGTATATCTGCCAGCTTTCCAGTTGCTAAGAGTCGATGTGGAAACGCCTGTCTTTTTTGCGACCTCATAGTCAGTAATGCCTGCTTTATCTCTTAATTCTGCGTATTTGCTGTACATTTTCACCATCCTTTCTCAAATACCTATTGACATTAGCTAAGATTTCCAATATAATAAAGTCGTCGAACAAAGTTATATCAGAAATCGAAGCTATTATCTTTGTCTATAGCTTTGCTTTCAAAGCTATGTCCAGAGTATAGCATTGATTTCAAAGTTTGTCAACAGATTTTAGCTAATTTTTCAAACTTATTTTTGAGGTGTGAACTATGTATAGTTTATTTGAAAAGTTATGCTCTGAAAAAGGTGTAACACCTTACCGCGTGTGTAAGGGAACCGGAATTTCTACATCGACTCTTAGTAACTGGAAAGCCGGAAGATATACACCGAAACAGGATAAGCTCAAAAAGATTGCCGATTTTTTGGGCGTATCTGTTGACTATCTAATAACAGGGGAGGAGGAAGATGCCGTTGCAGAAGAAAAACCAATAGATCTAAAAGATGAGTTTAACCGTCTTGAGAAAATGTTAAAAAGCGGTGAAGTAACACCGTTATACTTTGACGGTCAGCCCGTAGATCAGGAGAGCATAAACTTATTGCTCGACCAGATCAAGATTTCTGTTGCTTTTATCGCAAAGCAACGTAAAAAATAGGAGAGGTAAATATGACAGATGCAAAAAGGACAGCCGCAGAGCTATCAAATATGTATCATACAAATGACCCCATTGATCTCGCCGATCATCTGGGAGTATATACACAGGTTGGCCCTTTGGGTAAGATATACGGATGCTGTTTAACCATAGCGGGTGAACGCTTCATTTATATAAACAGCGATCTGGATAAGTCTACACAAAAGATGGTTGCGGCCCATGAGCTGGGTCACGCCGTAATGCATCAGGAAGATTACTTCTTTTTTAACTGGATGCCGGACAGCTTGCACCGGAACCGTGCAGAGATCGAAGCTAACACTTTTGCTGTTGAGCTGCTTGTACCGGACAGTGTTGTGCTGGATCATCCAGGTTTTACTTTAGCGCAGCTATCCGCATTAACCGGATACGCAGAAAATTTCTTAAAATTCAAAAAAGTAGGGGGAGTATTATGA